CGATCAAAGTTACGCCGCCAAGCTGCCTGCCGCATGAGGCGTTTAGAAACTCACCAGTTGACCATTTGCTTTCGCCGCCCTTCATTGGGTTTAGAGATAGCGTTAGTCTCTTGGTTATCTGATTGGAGAACGGGAAGAATATATGGTACTGGCCTTCGTCTTGGTCAAAGAACGCGCTGATTGTTTCGTGGTTATCGACGTGGCTCAGTAGCTTGCGATAGGTCAAGTCGATCTTGTTTGACATTGGGATGGTGTAGAGCGTCACACCGTTTGTTTCTGAGCGGCGAAGCGAGTGGACGCCATCGCGTGAACAGAACATTAAATCTGATCCAGCGTTCTTAATCGTGTTGTGTGAGATGCAGCCGATGTTGACGTTCATCTTGTCCACGATCTGCCACTGTGTGAAGTCGGGATGGATGTCGTAGGCTACGGTCCTGTCGTTTGTAAACACCGCCAAACGGGTGTTCTCGAATACGCCCAGACCTTTTATCTCATCAGCGGTGCCGATGATATTGCCCACGTCGATATCAGCGCCTTTTAGTACGGATGAGGAAGTCGCGTCTTCGTCAAACGTAAAGATGTCTTCGGCGTCCACACGACTAAAGTCTATGACTGTACGTTTTCCGGGCATGCCTGCGATTGCTAGTCGGCGTTGGATCGAAACGCAGAAAGCAGGGCGGGGGTCGCTGTTCGCTGTAATGTCGCCCCACTTAAAGCCGTCGTACTGATACATGCCGTAGTCGCGGGAAGCGAAGACGACCTTGTTGTTAAAGATGGTGGATGTAACGACTGCGGATATTGGGTAAACCTCTGGCTTTATGTGACCACGCTCAGACTTGAGGGTAGTTCCGCCGCCATCTATTTGCGCCCAGACGGCTAAGTCTCGGCCAAAGAAGTTTAGGTGCTTAATGTATTTGTTGGTTTCGCTGCGACTAACCGCTCCGGGGTCGCGAACCATTGTGCCGCGCCAGTCGGCATAGCCGTCTTGGATGCGGAACATATGCTGCTTCTTACCCGTGTCGAGCGCACCAATGTCTCGACTAGCGTCGATGCCTTGGAAGTCTTCATATGGGTAAACTTTAACCTTTACTCCACTGGGCGCGTAAGTCGTAGACACTCGCTATCTCCCCGTGTTGTAAGACTGGGTGCCAGTCGGCCTCTGGGATACGTCCCACGGGCTGACTTCGATTTTGCCAGAGCCATACTTGCGGTGGTACAAGACGCGGTTCATCATCTTGAAATACATCGGGCCGTAGGCTTCAATCTTGTTCGACTGCTGCTGCACTGCGTAGTGATAAAGCAAGCCACTAACCATGATGTTATCAGGGATCGGCATGACCTCAGAGGGGTGCGTGTAGTAGTTGATTTCTGGGTTGTCCCAATATGGGTGGCCCCGCAAATCTTCGATAACGAGGTTGGCAAATTCGATGAACATCATCATCACTTCGCCATCGACTGTGCCAGGGTGCATGTCGCCGTATCGACGAAGGGATTGCATTACCAAGGCTTCGAGGTTTGAGTACGGAGAATTGAGGTGCGGGTTGTTGCCGGAGAAACGGTTACGCTTCTCGCGCCCCTGCGCGTCTTCGCGCCAAGCTACGTCTGCCGTGTTCGCAGACTTGGCGTCAATGGACGAGCGTAGGTCTAACGCGCCAACGACTGATTTGCCGTCCTTGTCAGAATGACGAGGCTCATCGTTTACTGGCAATACGCCAGTAATCGTTGCGCTATCGTAGACCCGTGGTGCCATTAGTCTTTGTCCCTCAATATGCGCCCTTGAACTACAAATTCGTGCATTGCAAAGCGTTCAGCTATTTCTGTAGGGACCGACCACGTTAGGTACTCGCGTTCTTCACACCACTGCGGGCGTATCTCCACACCGACTGCGGTGATTGGAAACGGGGTAAGCTCTACGTCCTTAGAAACAAACAATACTCTGTCACGTATTGCCCGCTTATTGGATATGACTTGCTTGGCTTTGTTGGTTACGGCCTTATTCTTCGCCGCGTTTTTAGCGTCTAGTTCTGACATGGGTTCTCCAAGAGAAAGGGGCTGCAAATTCTTACAGCCCCATTCTACAATTTTTATAAGATTGGTTCGTCCCCGTTAGACGGCGTTCCAACCTTTGATCCGATGATGCACTTTTGTCTGTAGCATTTCGAGGCCGCACTCAGTCTGATACATATGCTTCACGCCGTCGAAGTCGGGCGCTTGGATGTCACGGATCAACTGGGTGTCACGTCCCTGCATGTAACGATATTTGATTTCGTTCATGTCGAGAATGATCATCTCTTTGTCCATTGTCGGAACCTGACGGAACATTGGGTGCATGTAGACCAACAGGTCGCCAGCGTATGTAGTGTAACGCGCAAGCGATACCCCATATGCGTTGTCGATTTGTGTTGGCTGCCAGCGGTTCTTGCCAATCTCCATAAGGTTGGAGATCACGCGAGCACCACAGAACGCTACCTTTTCAGAGCCACCATACGCAAAAATGTTTTCGATCAATAGACGATCAAATTCTTTCTCCGTGATTGTGTGGTTGGTAGCACCGTATGACGCACCATCCGTTACGGAAGTGATGCTGCTACGCAGACCGCCCGTGAAACGAAGTGGTGAAGCAGTAGTAGCATTTACCTCTGCACGCTTGCCGAAGAACATGGCGCGTTCAATATCGCTCATGTGCATCTTCAACGCTTTGGTAAGCTGCTCTTGCTCTTTGTCACCTGTACGCAAGTAGGTGTTCTGCAAAGTACCTGTGATCTGAACACTCGACTTAAAGATTTGCGTAAAGTTGAAATCCATAGTCGGGTCGAAACTGATCGCAGTCGGGGCTGATCCGCCCTCTGTATCCGCAAATCCACCAATGATAACATTAGCGTTGTCAGCGATTTGGTGAGAAGTGCCACCAATGTTACGCTCAACCGCGATTGAGTGACCGCCTGTTGGAGCGGCAGTCGCACGCATGACTTCGCCAGTATCGACGTTGACGAGAATGGTTCCCGGCACGACGAAGGTTTCATCATCAGCGGCGTCCACAACGAAGGCGGCAGTCGAGGTCGATGCGACAGCACCGTTCACTTGCAGCTTACGATCTGGGAGTTCGTCGCGGTAGTGGTTGTATTTAGGGTCATCCGTGCTTTCGGAACCTGTCATAGACAGCAATGCTTGCAAAGGGGCGCTGCCGTTTGGTTCAAGCAGAGTAAAAAGCTCGCGGTAATTCGTGGGGCGGAAGTCGGTTGTAAACTGACCTGTTCCGCGTAGTCCTGAGATAGCAGTCATAGCTATATCTCCATCAATAAAGTGGTTACGTGGGTTTGGGGGCAGAGAACAGTCTTGCGGCTACAGCGATAAGACTTGTCGTACCTATGTCGATAGGCGTTCGGGCCGTGGCGCGAACTTTGCCTGTCTTGAGTATTAAATCAGAAATGAGGGGGGCTTGTCGTCCCCCCCCTATACTATTTTTTCTTGTCAGCCTTTTTAGCGATTAAGTGCGCTGCATTAAAAGACTTACCGAATATCATATTGGTACGCATTGTCTTCATATGCTTTGCACTGTGCTCACCCTTGGCCTTGTGTGCTTTCAGCTTGGCTTCTTGAGCCTTAGTCAGTTCAGTCATTACGCCAGACCTCGCTTCTGCATGGCTTGCGCCGTGACCGCGTCCATAAACCCTTGGTCGGGGCTAGACTTCATGCCACCCGCACCGCCGCCAGAAGGCATTGGGCTAACCGAACCAGTGAAGGCTTGGCGGCGTTCGTTTAGAGCGCGTAGTCTTTCCATCTCTGGCTGGCTGCGGTTGGCTGCAAAGTCTTGGCCAATTTTCATAGTGAGTTCGGGGTCAAGAAAGTCGTCTTCCGTGTACCCGCGACCATACGCGAAGTTAAAGAAGTCGTTATCAGCGTCATCTGGGAAGCCAAGTGACTGCTGCATTTGGTTCAGGTTGTTCACCGCCTGCTGCTTGTATGCGTCGTTTGATCGGTTGTTCGCAGTGTTTAAGGCTTGCCCTGCTTCTTCTGACACACCCTGCGCCTGTGCAATTAGACCCTGCATCATCTCGCGCATCTGGCCGTTCTCGCCCTGTAGCTGATTGATAAGCTGCATGCCCTGACGATACATCGGCGGCAGCTTCACGGCGTTAGCATTTTCCCAAGCTGATAGCTCGTCTTCTGCTTCCATCGCGGCTTGGCTGCGGTCTGGTCGATCCGGCGTCACGTCCTTTTGGTCGCCCATAACTGGGTTTTTAGTATAGGCTTCGATGCTGGCTTGTAGGAACTGGGCCATGTCGGTGCCAGATACGTCGTGACCAGCCTGCTTGGCGTTCGCCATAACGCTTTCGATCAATTGAAGCGCGGGTTCCATAGGCTTGAAGCGGGTCGCGTTCTTATGGTTCAAGTCTTTGTAGCGGTTAGACATGCCAGCGATTTGCGATGAGGACATAGTCTGCTTGCGACCGTCGCCCATATCGACCTGGATAAAGGCTTCCTCTTGCTGGCGGTCGCCTTCGGTTTCAGGGGCCAGCTTCTCTTGCGCTTGCTCTCCGATAGTCGGGGGGCTTTCGGGCGGCGGGCCTGCTGGTGCGCCCATTGGGGCTGCGCCCATTGGTGGGCCTGCTGGTACAGGGGCTGGTTGCCCATTTGGGGCTGGTGCTGCGCCGAGTTGTTGTGCTGATAGTGCCGCAATCATTGCGTCGTCTTGTTCTGCCATTTTCTGTCCTTTCCAGCCGTAGCGGGATATATGTTTAGAGGGCCGTGGCGCTCTCTTTAAGCTCGCCTAAGTGGGCAGCGTCCATCAAGATATTATTATTCAGGATTTGGCTGACTACTTCGGGGAGGTCGATAAATTTTCTAGCGGCCCACATGGAACCGCGACGAAAATGCACTTCTTCTATAGACATAGCTGGCCCGTCACAGAGTTGGTAAGCAGCTTGTAAGATGGATTTCTCCATCTCCTCTTGCACGACTTGCCAGCCCTTCGACTTAAGCATTGTGTCTATTGCGACTTGTCTTTGTTTGTCTGTCATTTACCTAATGTCACATATGCGCCGACAGACAAGATGCCGAGGATAGCAAGTATGCACCACCGCACTATCGTCTTGAGGGCCGTTGATTTGATGTCGCGCCAGCCGTCGATTAGCTGGCGCAGTTCTCTTACGTCGTGCGGGGCATTGTCGTCGGACAAGCCTATGCGGGTCAGTGCTTCACGCGCACCTTGCTGTGCCGCTTGTTGCAGCATGGCTTCGATCTCCGGTTTGGACAATCTGTACGTCGTGACCTCGGCCATGCTGTTTCCTTTTA